CGGCGTTTAACTGGGAGAAGGATGAGTCATCGATCTTTGGCTTTGGCGTCCCTTGCTTAATGAGGAACCCTCAGAAGGTCATTAACGCTTCCTGGCGAATGATGATGGACAACGCAGGGTTATCGGTCGCCGATCAGATAGTGGTCAACAAAGAGATCATATCGCCTGCTGACGGCAGTTGGGAGATGGCCCCTAAGAAGGTCTGGAACCTGGTTGATAAGACGCGATCTGTCGCAGAGGCGTTTGCTTCTTTCTCGACACCCAGCCATCAAACAGAACTGGGCAATATCTTTAGCATGGCCCGTCAGCTCGCCGACGAAGAGACCAATCTGCCCTTGATAGCCCAGGGCGAGATGTCTCCAAACATGACCAAGACAAGCTCTGGCATGGCAATGCTCATGAACAGCTCAAACATTGTTCTGCGCAAAGCGGTTAAGAATTGGGACGACGATATAACCCGACCTCTAATCACGCGCTTCTATGACTGGAATATGCAATTCAGTGAGCGAGCGGAGGTGAAGGGTGATTTTAGCGTTGAGGCTCGTGGCTCTGGCGCTCTACTGGTTCGTGAGAAGCAGCAAGAGAACCTTATGATCTACTCGAATATCTCTATGCAAAACCCTGAATACTATAAAAGAAGAGACTGGGCTGAGCTGGACAGAGAGATCGCAAAATCCCTTGAGCTTCCTTACGACCAGATCACTATCAGTGAAACTGAGATTGCCGAAAGAGAAGCCATGGCCCAAGAAGCAGCAGCCCAGGGTATGCCTGACCCTGCCATGCAGAAGCTCCAGCTAGAGGCTGAGCTAGCCCAGGCTAGATTGCAGATAGAGCAGCAGAAGATACAGCTGGATGCGCAGTATAAGGCAGCCGTCTTGCAGCAGTCAGGCCAAGAGATGGCGCTCGACCACCAGCTTGAACGCGACAAGATGGCGCAGAAAGAGCGAATGGATATGTCGCATCTTACAAGCAAGTACCAGATCAGCGAGAGAACGCGCCAGACAGGCTATGCAACTGCCCAGGAGCGCAATAAGACTGAAAGGGATAAGGCGGCAGCCCAAACGAACGTGAAGCTCACAGAGGCTCAGCTGAAGGCTCAGAACATCGCCAACAGCTTTGACACATTCTAATGAGTATTGATGCGCATTCACTGACCTGGAAGGCCGTAGAAAAGTTTATTGAGCAAGAGAAAAATGACGCGATTGATTACCTAATAGCGGATCGCGATTCTGAGAGACAGCGCGGGGCGTTGGCCCTCTTAGAGAAACTCGAAACACTGGGACGCCAAAGCGAACCCACATAACACCATTCCTTGAATTACTAATTGGCCGCTCGTTAAGAGCCGCTTGGGGTTTTTATGTCTGAAGAAAATGAAGAGCAATCCTTTAACGACGCTTTCGATGAGCTTGCGGAGGGTGAAAGCACTTCATCCGAAGACACTCTTGAAACTTTAACTGATGAGGCAGATGACGATGGGCAAGAAGAAGAAGGGCAAGCCCTCTTACTAGAGGAAGAGCCTAAGGAGACTGAGCCAGCACTGTCCGTTGAAGAGCAGCTTAGTGCCGCACAAGGCGAACTCCAGCAATGGCAGCACAGATACAACTCAGATCTAGGTAGGCAGAACGCTTACCAGAGACAACTCAAAGAGCAGCAGCAAACGATTGAGAAGCTTCAACAAAGCTCCGCTGCGTCACCTTCGGCTGGAGACAATAGCTGGAAGCTGGTTGCTGAGGATTACCCTGATATTGCAGAGGGGGTGAAGTCTCTATTTGAGAAGCAAGCTAGCGAGCATAAGGCTGAGCTAAATAGGGTACGGGGTGAGCTGCAACCCATTCAAGAACAAGCGCGCAAATCCTTCATCGATCAGCAGTTTGGAATGCTTGAGAACGAGCATCCAGATTATCGAGAAGTAGCTGGATCGGCAGAGTTTAAAAGCTGGGTTACAACTCAGCCAGTGCCGATTCAAGAAATGATTCAAAGCGAGCAGGCAGGCGATGCAGCCTATCTACTGCGAGCTTACAAGAATGATGTCTCACCTGGTCAACAGGCGACTTCAGAGCTGAAGCAGCGACGAGAGAAGCAGCTTCGGCAAGGGCAGACCGTTCCCTCACGCGGAGGAAGGTCGAAGAGTAATTTGCCGCCCGAAGATGACTTCGAGGCCGCATTTGATTTCTTCGCTACTCGCTAGCAGGGCAGAGCTGCCACTAACGACACCAAACAAAGATTGACGTACTCGAGGTATTGCCGCTAACGCCGCAAACCAACAGGTTCCTCACTCTGAGCAGGTGATCGGTAATTTACTTTTACCAAGATGCCAATCATAACTCGGAAGGAGAATTTCCAATGGCTATTACTACCTACGCAGGTCTGTCGCAACGCACTACTGCTTATGCGGCAAAAGAAATGCTGGCTCACGCTGAGCCCATCCTATGTCTGTCGAAGTTCGGCATGACCAAGCCTATGCCAAAGAACAAAGCGAACGTCATTAAGTTCCGTCGCCCTGTTCCTCTTGCCGTGGCAACAACGCCTTTAACCGAAGGTACAACGCCTACTTCACAGGCGCTTTCATACGAGGACGTAACAGTCACTCTAAGCCAATTCGGCAACGTAGTTGAGATCACTGACGTTGTTGCTGATCTGGCTGAAGATCCCGTATTGAAAGATGCTGCAATGCTTTGTGGTGAGCAAGCTGGTGAGACCATTGAGACTCTCATGTGGGGAGTTATTCAGGGTGGCACTAACGTGTTCTACAACAACGGCGCAGCGCGTAGCGCGGTCAACACTGCAATCACTCTTGTTAAGCAGCGAGGCATTACTCGTCAGATCAAGGCTGAGCGTGGCAAGAAGATCACTTCAATGATCTCTTCTTCAGTTAAGTATGGAACAGAGGCTGTCGCACCTGCGTACATCGCCTTCGCTCACACTGACCTTGAGTCAGATATCCGTGAGCTTGCTGGTTTCACGCCTACTGAGAAGTACGGATCAATGCAGGCGCTACCTTACGAGATAGGCAAGGTTGAGGACGTTCGTTATCTCCTCACTCCTGTTCTTAGCTCAATACCTAATGCTGGCGGTGCTAAAGGCGCGATGGTTTCAACAGGCGGTACATCTGCTGATGTTTACCCTGTTGTCTATGTCGCAAAGGATGCCTACGGTCACGTTGCACTAAAAGGTGCTGAGGCTATATCTCCGTCCATCATCAATCCTGGTCAGCTCGACAAGTCCGATCCTCTGGGTCAAAAGGGCATGGTCGGCTGGAAGACTTATCACAAGTCTTTCATTGCAAACCAGGCTTGGATGGCTCGCCTAGAGTGCGCAGCAACAGCCTTGTAGAAGCAAGAGCAGTAACTTGAAAGGGGGCTTCGGCCCTCTTTTTTTATACCTAAATTTAGCCGCCCTTGGGCCGCAGGAGTGACAAATGTCAGAACCAAACCTATACAACCTTTCCATGGACGAGCTGCAAGAGCAGGCGCGGATACTGGGGATTGTGGTTAGAGGAAACGTCAGCATAGACACGCTGAGAACTAAGATTAAAGCCGCAGTAGAGATTCAGCCTACGGCTGCTGAAGCTGGCAAGGTAAATGAAGACCTTGGCAGAAAGAAAGACTGGGTAACTATTGTTATAGCTGAAGACGAGCAAGACACGCAGCCAGCGTTTGTTGGCGTCAACGGAAGGTCTTACAGAATTCGACGAGGGGAGCCTGTCGCAGTGCCACCTGAGGTTGTCGCAGTTCTTAATGATGCGCAGCAAGTCGTGGTTAATGCAAAAACTGGTCAAAGCAAAAAGATACCAACCTATCCATTCAGGGTAGAAAGCTAAAGTTATTACCCGCGTTTAACCCGTTATGAGTAGAGATGACTATGAATTACTTACAACTTTGCCAGAGATTAGTTCAGGAAACAGGAATTGCTGACTCTGGCCCTGCCAATACAGCGGGACAGGTTGGTGACTATGGTCGTATTACTTTTTGGGTTAATGATGCGTGGCTAAAAATACAATCCATGCGCACTAATTGGCATTGGATGTGGGGGGAGGGTACTGGATCGTTAGTGGCAAACACTAACACAGTAACTCTCCCATCTACTGTGGAAAGCATTAAGCGAGTATCACTAGGACAAACTTATCTGGAGTATCTTAGCTTCGACGATTTTGCAGATGATTATCGGGCCATATCAGCAGGCAATCCCGCCGTCTACACAGTTCGTCCAGACGGGGTGCTTTTGTTTAATGCCAAGCCTACTGAAAATAAAACCATTACCTACCACTATTATTCAAAGCCAGTATCTCTCACCGAAAACACTTCAATACCTGGTCTTCCCGATAGATATCACGCACTGATTGTTTATCAGGCTCTCAGGTCATACGCCCTGTTTGATGAGGCTCCTGAGCTAGAAAGAAAAGCTATTGGCTACTTTGAGGCAATGCTGGCCGATCTTCATAGAGATCAATTACCCGCGCTCAGTGCGCCTGCAACTTTGGCCTAGCGGAGTAGTTCATGCCTATAAACTTAGACTACTTCCCAGCGGTCGGCGGCCTTAACCAAGAGGCTCCACCGTTGGCTATGCAGCCTGGTGAGCTGGTTGATGTCGCAAATTATGAATGCCTGCCCAAAGGGGGGTATCGAAGAATCTATGGTTATGAATTAAAA